TTATTTAGCTTCAGCTAGGCGAGAATTATATTTATCAACTGATTTGTTGAGTTTTTGGATTAACTCAACTGTCTCTTTTTTATCATTGAAAATATCTTTCGACTTCATATAAAAAGCTCCGCTAGAAGTTACTTTAATCCTCTTTACATCAGAAGTTTCTCTTCTAGTGTTCCAATTTGTCAGTACTTTCCACAGTCCCATAATATTTTTTCTGTAAATATAAACTTTATTATTCGCAATGTCAAATTTTTTCGACGAGCTCAAAAATCGCCTATAACGTTTCGCCTTAAGCGAGGTTGCGATGCCAGCGGACTGAGTTTTCTCTGCCAAGATAAAACTTTCTTCGTGAAAAACATAAGTTCAACTTACCGAGAACCAGCAATCTCGCATAGCCGCTGTTATAGGTTGTTTTTCTTGAGTAATTCTGTTATCCTGTTAACAATTTTATCTCTTTTTCTTTCCCAAACCAAATTGGCCGAACCTTCAATTTCAAATATTTTTTCTATTTGTAATTTAAATTGACTTAAAGCTATGGAATCATTAATTTTAAATCCGTGGGTTAATGGAATAACCCCTTTCATATCATTGAAATCAAAAGGTGGAATAAGAATCGGAATATGAATATTTGTCTTCATCCAAGTCGCGCCCATTTCGCAGAGCGATACGGGGCTATTATAAAAATTACTTGATAGTAAGAATAAAACTAAAATATTGCTATCAAGTTCGGTTTTGATTCGTTCTAAAAAGTTTTCTCCGAACTCAGAGCCGTATCCGTTAAATGAAGAACAGAAAATCTGAGAATTATTTAATCCAGTGGATTCAAGAATTTCAATTAATTCTTCGACAAAGTTTTTGTCTAATGAGGAATGACTAATAAAAACTTTATTGATTTTTTTATTTCCAATTATCCTTGGTTCATCCACAAAAGAATTTTTCACTTCTTCATCTAAATCCTCAAGATATGTTTCAATTGATGATATAAGGATATTAAAATCATTATCAAATGCTAATCGATATTCTCTTGTATAATCATGATCGTCATACTCAAGGTCGTTATAACAAAAATCTAATTCTTGTAAATGTTTCATTTCTACAGAATTTTTACCAAATACTTTAGCAAAAACTCTCTCGACATTATTAATCCAAGTTTTAAAACTTGAACTTGAAAAATTATGTTCAATGTCTTTTGACGTTTCTATAAGTTTCTTTAACTGAGCAATATTTCTTGATATATCCATGATGTTCTATAAAATAACCTATAACTTAATATAAGCGAATAAATATACTATTATTCTTTATACAAAAAAGACCGCAATGCGGCCTTAAAAATTGGAATGTGGTATTTAACATTTGAGTTTAAATTTTACCTTTAATTTCGGATATCAATCTCTCATAAAGTTTTCTATTTTCATCATAAGCTTCAATTAGCTTATCTAATGGATTGAATGTACAGTGATTATTAAACGTAGCCTCACTGTCGTTAAAACTATTAAAGCTATTAAAATAATTTATTACTCCCGACAATGCCGAAACGTGGATTTTATGGAGCCATTTGGAAGCGGAACGGCTTGCAATCGAAAAGAAGTTTAAACAGGATGATTGGATTGATTTACGGTCCGTTTACGGATCACAATCGAACGATGAAAAGCAAAGGTTGTTGATTGATTTCAAACATACCAAATACCAGATACTTTCTACAAAACCAAAGATCGCAGGATCCGGATGCAACTTCCAGCATGCTTGCCACAAAATGATCTTTGTCGGTATTGATTACAAATTCAATGACTTCATACAGGCGGTGCATCGTGTGTACCGATTCCGTCAAATGCATGAAGTAGACATTTACGTGTTGTTTACTCAAAACGAAAGGGACGTACTTAAAACCCTAAAAGAAAAGTGGCGCAAGCATATCGAGCTACAAACCGAAATGATCAATCTGGTGCGTGAATACGGCCTCAACATCGACAAAATTACAGAAGACATGAAACGACAAATATTTGAAAATATCAGAACCGCGACCATTGGCGGCGCAACGGTACACAATAACGATACGACAATTGTACATGAAGAAATGCCGGATAACTCGACCGACATGATTCTCACTTCAATTCCTTTTGGCGATCATTACGAATACTCAGATAATTATAATGATTTCGGACATAACCATGGTAACGCTGAATTTTTTAAGCAAATGGATTTCCTTACGCCAAATCTGCTGCGAACTTTAAAGCCAGGTAGAATAGCTGCGATCCATGTAAAAGACAGGATACGTTACAGTTATCAAAACGGAACTTCATTTACAACTATCTCAGATTTTTCCGGACAGACTGTTGCACACTTTGAAAAGCACGGATTCTATTTGGTTGGTAAGATAACAATCACAACTGACGTGGTTCGTGAAAACAATCAAACATATCGCTTAACATGGGGAGAACAACGGAAAGATGCTACTAAAATGGGAGTTGGTCTACCGGAATATGTTTTGCTTTTCAGAAAGCGCCCAACGGAAATGAATAACGCTTATGCAGATGATCCCGTAATTAAAAAGATCGATGCGTATTTGCTTTCACTTTGGCAGCTCGATGCACATGCTTATTGGAAATCATCTGGTGATCGCTTTCTAAGTTCAGAGGAACTTACAACTGCTGACATGAAGTATGTTTTCAACAAGTGGAAAGACTACGACATGAAAAACATTTACGATTTTCAGGAACACTTGAGAGTGTGCAATGATCTGGATGCAGTCGGAAAACTATCGAAGTTGTACATGACAATTCCACCTACCAGCTCAAATGATCTCGTTTGGACCGACGTAAACAGGATGCTTACTCTTAACGCCAATCAGGTGAACCGTAAGAAAGAAAAGCACATTTGCCCGTTGCAGCTTGATATTATCGAACGGTTGATTTACAGGTTCACAAACGAAGGTGATGTGGTAGATGATCCATTTGGAGGTCTTTTCTCAACTCCTTACAAAGCTTTGGAAATGAAACGCAAAGCGATATCTGCTGAGCTGAACCCTGCATATTATGATGACGGTTTGTTCTACCTGAAATCAATCGAGTACAAAATCAATGTTCCAACATTGTTTGATATTCTGTCGTAATGCCTGAAATATTAAATCTATAAAAATGCAAAAAGACTTGTTTTTAGAAGAACGTCACATCATTCCAATTTCTGGAAAAGACAGCCTTGCAACTGCATTGTGGCAAATGGCGAAAGAACCGAATTTACCCTATGAATTTATGTTTAATCCGACCGGTGCGGAATTGCCACAAGTTTTTGACTGGCTTGATCGAGTTGAAATTTACTTAGGAAAACCGATAGTCCGTGTAGGTAAAAATTTAGAATACATAATTACAACTGAGCGCGGTGGCTTTCTTCCATCATGGAATGATAGGTATTGCACGAAACAGAGTAAAATGGTGCCAATGGAAAATTACATTGGAAGTACACCGTGTTTTGTCTACTACGGAATCCGGGCCGATGAAGATCGGAGTGGTTATAATAATGCTTCAAAGCGCAACATTTATCCGAAATATCCATTGGTTGAGGCTGGAATTAATTTGCGGATGGTTTACGAAATTATTAAAAATGCAGGATTGAAACCGCCAACTTTCTTTTGGCAGGAAGTATACGACAAAGTTTGTACCCGAATGAATTTAGATTTAAAAGCAATTTTGCCAGAATGGGTTATCGATATGCTTTTTTCGTGGAGAACTCGCGCCAATTGCTATTTCTGTTTTAATCAAATGAAATATGAATGGGTTGGATTGCTAAGGCATGAACCGGAATTGTTCAAGAATGCAATGAAAATGGAGCATAACGGTTCGGATTTCTTTTGGAATGGCAAAGATTATCCATTAGAAAAAATAATTGCTAACCAGGATGCGATTATCGAAAAGAGAATCAAAGCGATCATTAAAATAATTGAAAAGGTGATGGCAGAAAAACGATTGACAATTACACCAAATTCCGATGATGAAAATTTCATCGACATATTATCAATAACCAGTTGCGGATTAGTCTGTGGTAAATAAAAGAATCTTCTATAAATACAATGACAGAAATTGACAAAATAACAGCATCTGTTATCTCAAGCCAGGTAACATTGAATTTGCTCGAATCCATTAAACACACCAGATATTTTAATAGAGAGTTGAAACGGAAACTTAATCTGGTATATCCGGAACTCATCAAATCTGAACGAGATCATTATGACATGTTTTTTCAGGTAAAAGATGAAGCGACTGAACAAGTGTATCAGGTCTTTGAAAATTTCATCAAGAAAATTAGCGGCGTTGCCATCTACGATATGGCGAACATAAGCTTTATGATTGATGCTCACGACAAGGATCCTAAAAGTCTTAACGGAATTTGTAACAAAATACTCAAATAATTATGTCGAAATACACTGGCGTAAGTTATAGCCATCTACTCAGAAAATATCAATCATCAGTTCAGGAAGGAAGGCTCCGACATAATTGCGGAACTCATGATACTGAAATCGAAGCGGTCAAAGCACGTGACCGGAAAATCTTAGAGAAAGGATTGAAAGCTCCTTTGCAAATTTTGAAACCACTAAAAAAATAATTATGTACAAAGGGAAATGGAATTACAGCGAAGACGTTAACTACGAGTTTGTGACTTATGAAGTGCAATCACCTGCAACTCCAACATGGTGGTATGGTGCATTCGTTGGACAAACGCGACAAGGGATATTAGTCACAACGGAAAATAAAGATCAGTTTTTAATTGACAATCAGCATGGTGATGGTTACAACAAAATTTTATCAAACGGATGTCCGGGAACGATGCATAAAAGCGTTAGCGAGTATGAACTTAAAGGCATTTGCGATCCTGAAAGCGAAATTCGAAAACTAAACCACAATGCTCTTATCGATGAAAGGAAGACATGTGACTTTTGGTTAAAAGAGAATCATCCAGAAGTCTATGAAAAGTCAATGGCTTTGCGAGATTTAATTGAGAATAGAAAACGTTAAAGGCGCAAACCCCGAGCCGGCCGGTGAATAGGATTGTGATTACTGTTAAAATATAATCTCACATCTGCAATTACATTTCCAACAGCAGCGACCGCTTGCCTAACATGATCCTCGGTTGTTCGGAATGAAACGGCAGCATTCCGAACCTGTCTAAAATTATTTACATCAATTGTCGGAACCTTGGACTTTTTACTTTTTGTCACTTTCATATTTCAATCATTAAAGCACTAACTATTATAACGTTAGATGTTTAAAATAGTTACATCCTAAATATTAATTAATTCATAAAATTACAATGATCAACTTGTACAACACTCAGATTGAAACGCTTTCACTCCACAAAGTTGGAAACAAAAGCCGGAACGAGCCGATATTTATTTCCGAGGCTCCTTATCGTCTAAACGATGAAATCACACCACTGTTAAAAGAATTCTTTTTAAAACCGTTCAGGGAAAAAGAAGAGATGTATTACCAGTTCTCACACGAGGTCGATCTGGAATATAATGACATGTTCAACCTATGCCGTCAAATCTTCGAGCAGCCGTCCGCGTTGCACCGAATTTCAAAACTGATCACTCAACATCTGTTTGACCAGTCGAATCATCCACACATCAAAAACGGCGAGGTGTATGTTGCCTATCTGACAAACGTTTCAATCGATAATCAAATTGTGGATGCCATAGGAGTTTTCAAATCTGAACTGCAGTCTGACTTTCTTGAATTCAACGAAAAGGAAAGTAGGCTTGAAATGAATTTGAAACATGGTACATCTCTGGATAAATTGGACAAAGGCGTTATCATTTTCAATTACAAAAAGGACGAAGGTTACAAAGTCCTGACCGTGGACAGCAACCGTTACGATGCCAGATATTGGCTGGAGCATTTTCTACAAGTGGATGCATTTGAAGATGAGAATTTCATTACCAGAAAGTACCTTAAATTCTGTCAAGGCTTTGCCAAAGATGTAGTACTGCCAGCTGAAGATAAGAAAGAAGAGATCATGTTCCTGAATCGTTCGGTAAACTATTTTGCAAAAAACGACCAATTCGAGGAAACGAATTTCTTAAATGAAGTTTTAGACAATCCCGATTTAATTCCCGAATTCAAAAACTACAAAGTTGACAAAGGCGAGAAATATAGTATTGAAGATGTTTCAAATTTCCAAATCTCAAACACGGCCGTAACCGATGCGCGCAAGCAAATCAAAAATGTCATCAACTTGGATACGAATATCCAAATTAAATTGGACTTCATCAATCCGGAAAGCGCCGAACGGTTCTTAGAAAAAGGCTGGGATGAAGAAAAGCAGATGTATTATTACTTGGCTTATTTTAATAGAGAAATCAAGCAGCACCGATTATAATTTACAAATCTTTTTTATAATATGTCTAACAGAGCTAAAAAGTATTATATTTGACCACGGCAAGCCCCATTGCGAAATTAAAAAAATCCACATAATCTACTTATTTGTATGATCATGTGGATTTTTATTTTAGAACTAAAAAATATTTTTTATGAATACTGAAGTTGATATTTTAACTAGAATCTTAAAATTGTTTCCTGTAAAAGAAATAAAAGAAAACTTCCAAATATCCGAAAGTGGCGAACGGCTTTATTCCAGAGTAGTTGAGAACATAGTCCCTCAAAATATAAAAGATTTCGCTTTCTCAAATATAAACTCTACTAAGCAACATGTTTACATCTATCGATTCCAAAATAACTTTAGGTTAGATAATTTTGATAGAAACGCGTTTCCCTATCCTGTAATAAACCAGACAAATCTTGATGGAAAATTACAGATTGTTATCAGTCCAATGGTGGAATTCAAAGTTATATTGGGAAGCCCATTTGAAGAGGTTATTTTGAATTTTCCGCAGCCATATATTATCACAGTATCACGTAGAAATATTGTTTTCCAAGCCACAATACTAGAAAAGAACATGATGTCATATTTCAATGACGACAGGACGGTAATTAAAGTTGACAAGTTAAATGATGAAAAAGTTGCAATTAATAATATTTTAGATTATTTTACAGATTCGTTACCTATCGAATGCGATTTAAATAAAGGCGTTAAACATCTTTGGGATGAAGGAACAATCGATGCTAGATTTGCGAAGTGGAAAGATAGCGCTTCAACGGATACGAAAACGATGGATGAAAATTTCACTCTTAAGGAAAAATATCCTGAGCACTATAGAAGCATAATCGAAAAGCCTATTAATAAAACGTTGTTTAGATATATGCCTGACGACGATAATATGCCGAGACATTTTACCATTGATCCTGCCAGAGGTCAATTAAGCGTTGCCTTATACCCAACAACTCAAAACGATATTCCAAATGTTATTACTCAAATTCTTTCAAACAATTGACAACTCCTTCATCGGTAGATTCATCGAAAGGAAGTTAGAACTTATCGGAAACACGGAACCAGAAAGGATATATGTTGAAAATATCAGAAGTTTCTATGGAATTACAACTCCTGTTGCGCACTTTTTTTGTGAAATGGCAGTGAAAGAGAACTTGTTCGAAAAGATGCATGGGGTTGAGTGTCCTAATTGCAATAGGATTATTGACTCAGCAAGGTTTGAGACTTCTTTTCCAGAAATAATTTATTGCGAAACTTGTCAGCTATTGGAACGCGATAGATATGAATTTAGAAAATCCGAATGTGTGGTTACTCCGTTTTATAGATTAATTTCGGACAAATCATGAATGAATCAAAGAATAATCTCACTCCGGAAAAAATGAAAGTTTATGAAGCCGTGTTCGCAATGGCAATGAAAGCCCTATTGGTAGGAACTGGTATTATTGGCTTTTTTGTAATCCTTTTTCACTTATGTGATCCTGAAACTAAGGATACAGCCCGATATATCTTTGCAGCATTAGAAGCCGCTCTTTGCGGTACTACTTACAAGCTTTATTCGCATTACTTCCCATCTCCGAAGAAAAGCATCACGCGAAAAAATTAAGGTTAGATGGATAATTTGTTCGCTCGATCTGATGAATCGCATCAGTAGCTTTAGAACCTGACACGCTAAAGTCTACTGTTGTAATGACATAAGGTTATCGTAACGACCAAACATTTTTTAACACAAATCGAGCTATACATTACTTTGCGAAAGCGGCTCGAACCAGCTAATCTTTATAAGATGTTTCAGATTTTTGGTGCGATCTTCGTACGGATTGTGATGCAAATATTTTCCTTGGTGACCATTTGAACAAAAAACTTGTTTGCCACGTACAAACTTGCCTTGCTTGTAATCCCATCCAAAAACGTACACAAGTTTGCCCTCAGTCTCAACCAACTCGATCAACTGAGCTTTCGTAAATTTTCGAAGACCGGAAACTCCAGGATTCAAAAAATCATGGACACCATAATGCGATACAACTCCGGAATAGTCCTCCCAGATTCCAGAAATATAATGCGTGTTCGGCGGGCCCTTATCCCACATATAAGCCATAATTTTTTTTATCAAAGTTAGAAAACAACCTTGTTGTCAATAACAACATTAACACTGCTGTTCAAAAATTATTTTTATCTTTAATAAAAAAGCGAGACAGAGATTTCGCTGAAGTATATCGTGTTTAAAAATAAATTCTATGAAAACCGCAATCCTACAATACAAAATAAACGCCCCGATTGATGACTTCATGATTGGTGGCCATGATTACAACCACGAAAAGGTGGCGACTTGGATTCATGAAAATATTAAAACTGCTGACTTGTTAGATGCAGGGCTCTATCAGGGAGAGATCGACCATCCGGCCGATGACGAAACTGAAACGTCGGATACTTTCGTGCTACTTGTGATTGCATTCGAGGATCTTGACCTGATTGAAAACTACAAAGCCGATCCTCAGGCAATCTCAGATTATGTGTATGATATTTTTGAACCGTCAATTACAACAGTTCATCAACATTACATGAATGGCAATGATAACCATTTTGTGATCGCACATGGAGACGCAGTTGAAAACATTTTTGACGAAACAGTATGACTAAGCCAGTAGCAGTACTATGCCAGTTCGGATCGCCAATAGCATCTCATTATCTCAATGACGATGTGATTGATGACTACATGTCAGCATACCTCAGTCAAGGCTTAGAAGGGTCGGTTTTAGTAAATATCCAGATATTTGACAGCGATGACAGAACCGTAGAGTACAAGCAGCAGGTCGCAAGTAAAAGGAGCAGGGTTTTTGTTTTCCTGCTGACGCATTTGGAGGAAAGTATGATTGCGGGCTATAAGGAAGCGAAACACGAGACATTAAAGCATGTGCGTGAATCCATCAATTATGAAACGCTTGTCGTTAAAAAACATTGGCGCGAGTTACAAGATCATTATTTTACAATCAGTATATGACCAATTGGGCTTTGGCATTACAGCCACTTATCGAAAAATATAAGGATGCCGATCATCCGTTAGAATTCAAGAATATGTACCAACTGCTGATTATGATTTTATTGGCAGCGCGGGATTCGGATGCTAAAGTAAACCAGGTAACGGTTCCATTTTTCGAGAAATATCAAGACTTCAAATCTTTATCAAAAGCAAATCCATCTGAACTTTACGAGTTCTTTTCAAAAGTACGAGGTTCACTAAAAAAATCAGATTGGATATTGTCAATTGCTGAAGAACTTAAAGACAAAGAGTTCCCAACGACAATGGAAAGTTTGACTGCACTGAGCGGCATCGGGCGCAAATCGGCCAATGTAATTATGCATTATGCCGGTGTGGAAGCTGAAGGCATTGTTGTTGACTTACATGTTTTGAGAGTCGTTGACCGATTGGGTATTTCCCATGCTAAAGTCGCAGATAAAATGGAAAAAGATTTGATGAACATACTACCAAAAGAAATGTGGAGTGATGTCGGTCTGGCTCTAACAAGGCTGGGCGCAGAAGTTTGCCGTCCGACAAATCCTAAACACGATGAGTGTATTTTAAATAAAGTTTGTGAATACTGCCACCATGTGCAACATTAAGAAACTCGAAACTGACTATAAAAATCTGATCAAAAAATATGGAGCTGCGATCGATATGTTGCGGGAAGGGATTATCCCTCGCCAATACGCGTTCGATCACGATACGTGTCCAATCGTCAGAACCGAAACACCCGAAATTATCGATACAAATTTTCATTGGGGACTGGTACCGTCTCATTGGAGCGGACCGATAGATAAAATCTGGAATAGTACCTACAACGCAAAACTGGAATACTTACACAAGCGAAGTTCTTATAAAAATATCTCGCACCAGCGGTGCCTCGTACCAGCAACATCGTACTTCGAGCACCACTGGAACGACCCTAAAGGAAAGACTAAAACTCTTTACGAAATATGGCATCCTGAAACAGAAATTTTTTCACTCGCCGGATTGTATTCTACATACGTCAACCATGATGGCTCAACCTATAATTCATACACGGTTCTGACAACTGAAGCTAACGACCGGATGAAGTTTGTGCACAATAAAGACGCTGAAAAAGACTACCATCGGATGCCGCTGATGCTAAATCCCGAAGATGAGCGCCAATGGCTCGATACGAAAATCCCTTACATGGAATTTGGTTTTCCAAACTACCACCCTAAATTGATTGCAGAACCTGTAGCTGGACAAGATCCACCACCTGCGCCACAGTTATCTCTTTTCTAAATTATCGTTACAGAACATAGATACATAAGCAAGACAAGCAGCAAAAGGAAATGCAAGAGGTGAGGGAGAAGATGTAGCAAGAGGAAGAATTTGCACAAGAGATAATGAAGGGAGGACTTGCAATAACAATTATAATGATTATATTTGTACTCTGAACGGTACACAAGTAGATGATTTAAATAAAACTGCACCTACTGTTACAGCAGATGCAGAGTTTGTCCATCATATTTACTTCTACCTAAAGAAGATTACCACAAATACCAATCCCGGAAAGGTTGCAAGCTTTGATACCGAGATTAGTAAGTCCACTACGAGCCTGCTTTGTTTTAAGAAGCGGGTTCTTTTTTTATATGAGCGTTTCATTATACTTACAAAGGTCGACATTCCTTTTAGTTCTACCAAATTGATTAAATTTTTTTATAACTTCGGCCCGTAAAGCTTATTAACAATGGGATTTTGGAGGTTTAGAAAAATGTTTCCGACAGTTATGATTTGTGCACTAGTTGTATAATTTATGTCGTGAAATTATTTTTAGTCAATGTTGATAAGTAAATCCTTTTTTTTAAAATTTTGCTTAAGCAAAAGTAAGTATGAACTTTTTTATATTTGCACTACTACAAATCCTAACGGATTATCTATAAGAGGTATATCCTCACTTCAGTAAGGCGAAAGCCAATCCATTAAGAGCAATGCTCCTTTATACGAAATTCAGCAAACAATTAAATTGAACTGCTAATACGCTGCTATACCAAATTCAAAGCAGTTGCTTCAATGTTTGCTTAAGCAAAATATTTCGAATAGCGCAAAGGCAAATGTTCAAAGAAATAAGAGTAGCAAAACAATTCTACAAGCTACACCCAGAACAACACACAAACCACATCGGATGCTTATTCTCAGTATTGGGATTAATATCATTCATTGCATCAATTGTATTCGAGATCATCTGTATTTGTCATAACACAATCATCATATAATGGCAGCAAAAAAAAATAATCAATGGTGGAAGCTAAGAGCAAAGCACGGAAGAGATAAGATATTTTCAAGTCCTGACATGCTTTGGAACGCTTGTACGGAATATTTTGAAGCCACCGATAACCGGAAGTGGATAAGAAAAGACTGGGTAGGTAAGAATGCTGAGGAAGTAGATAGAGAATCAATCACTCCGTACACATTAACGGGCCTTTTCATCTTTTTAGACATCGACCGAAGCACATGGGATAACTACAGAAGCGAGGCTGCTTACAAAGACTTTTTCCCAGTCACATCACGCGTGGAAGAAATCATCTACACTCAGAAGTTCGAAGGTGCGACAGTCGGCGCTTTCAATGCCAGTATCATCGCTCGTGATCTTGGACTGGCAGAGAAGACTGAAAACACAAATTCAAACGTCATTTTCGATACCAGCAATCTCTCGGAAGATGAGAAAGCTCAATTATTCGAATTATCACTAAAGCTAAAATAGATTGATTGATACCATCGCCATACAAGCAATTCAGAAAGAAAGAGCAACAGCATCTTTCTACGATTTCGTGCGCTTGTTTTGGGATACGATCATCAAGGAAAAGCCTGTTTATAATTGGCACATTAAATACTTATGCGATGAATTGCAGAAATTGGCTCCATACATCGTAGAACGCAAGCCAAAGCCGTATGATGTCATTATCAACATCCCGCCTGGAACATCGAAAACTACAATATGTACAATCATGTTTCCGGTTTGGTTATGGACACAAGATGCAACGCTGAGAATAATTACAAATTCGTATTCCAGCGACCTATCAACGGAGCATTCGGTAAAATCACGTGACATCCTCTTTAGTGACAAGTTCCGAAACCTGTTTCCTGATATTCGTTTACGTGCTGATAAGTCCGCAAAGCAGAATTATGACAACACGAAAGGCGGCGCGCGGTACACAACATCAACAGGTGGAACCATCACCGGTAAACATGCTCATATCATAATCACCGATGACCCATTAAATCCAAGTCAAGCCACATCTGAAGCGGACAGAAAAGCCGCAAACGAGCATACCAAAACATTATCATCTCGTAAGGTCGATAAAGAGAATACTCCGACAATTACGGTAATGCAGCGTCTTCACGAAAACGACGTGACCGGGTACCTGTTGACAAAGAAAAGCGAAAGCATAAAACATATTTGTTTGCCAGCTGAATTATCGAACGAGGTTAAACCTGCTGAGCTAAAGTTGAATTATGTCAATGATCTTCTGGACCCGATCAGAATGCCAGCGCGTGTGCTTGCAGAAGCTAAGATCGATTTAGGATCATACGGTTACGCAAATCAGTATGGTCAACTGTCTTCACCGCCAGAAGGTGGAATATTAAAAGTTGATTGGTTCGAGATCATCGACTGGAAACCAGAATACAGCAGCATCACATGGAACACCGCTATCGATTCGGCTTACACGGACAATGAAGCAAATGACGAATCCGGAATGCTTCAATTCGGGAAGCTGAATAATGAAATGATCATCCGGTATTCAGAAGGTGTTTACAAAGAGTTTCCTGAACTGGTTAAATACACGGTGTCTTTTTCACAACTCCACGGTTACAACTCGCAATCGATTGTATTTGTCGAGCCGAAAGCCAGCGGAAAGAGTTTGGTCCAGACGGTAAAACGTGATCCGAACTACAACATTAACATCAAAGAGGATGTGCCGCCTTTCAAAGACAAAGTAGCACGTGTAAATGATGTATCTCCAATCTGCGAATCAAAGCGGGTTAAGCTAATCCGTGGATCATGGAATGATAATTTCCTTTCTGAAGTTAAAACCTTTCCAAATGGACAGGATGGCCAGATCGATTGTTTGGTGATCGGAATTAATAACTCATTAAAAAAACGAACAGGATCATGGGGATCAAGTCGTACAGCATAGATCAGGTTTTCAGTAAGCGGCCAAAGGTGCTGCATTATAATTCGCTTTCACCGGAAGTTCGCGAACTGGTTGACTACACCGTCAAAGAAAGTTTGAAACCCAATCCGGTGTTACGGGTTACCGCAATGATCAGAACCAAAATGATCAAAGCGAAATCTGAAAGCTTTTGGAATCTTACGTGGAATGATCTGGTTCTGGTCCGTGAGGCTGTCAAAGAAAATGAAATGGCCGACGTGTTCAGGATCCTGTATGGCATCGATGAGAAGCAGTTTTTAAAATTGGACATGTTCAACGCATTCTCAGTTTACAAGTGGGTTACAAATAATCTCATGGAGATGGCCGAAATCGAAGTTCAGGAACTGGGAGGTGATGTCGATCCGGAAATGAAAGAAGCTGGCGCTGATCAGCTCATCGAGTTCGGATATATGGCGGCGGTCGATTCAATCGCAAACGGTGACATTTTGAAACACAAAGAAATATTGAGTAAGCCATACGCGGTCATTTTCCGCAAGATGTGCCTGGACAAATTAAATAACCAAATCAGAAAAACATATCAGGAAAATGTTAGTAGAAAAAATCAAAGAAATAACCGAGGTTGATTTAGGATGGGTTTTCAATTATGGCCGTGACTATGAGCAAAACCGCGGTGACTATCCAGATGATGGAGATCTGCCATTTGACCAACGTGCAAAATATGTTCTGCTGTTGTGGAAAGATAAAGATTTCACTTTAAACAATCAGAGCGGAATTCAGGGTTACAGCTTTGAAGGTGAAATTGTATTCGCGGTTCGTTCAAGATTTACCGATCCGAGTTACTCATACAAATACGAAACCCATATTAAGAATCTTGAAGGGTTATCTGAGATGTTGTTTAATGAGTTCAGCGATTGCGACGGATGGAACATCACTCGCTGGAAGGAATCGGAAGTTGAAAATCAGTATGACACGAACATGGACGGTTTGAAAATTAGATTTACGGCAACCTATGCAATCTGAGCGCGACATATACACCAAGTACATGGAGCAATTGCGGCTAAAGCTGATTGCAAAATATGAAGCGCTTGGATTGAAAGCTTCGGGAAGTTATGCCGATGAACTTCAGTATGAGATTTCAAATAACAAAATGGTGATGAGTGGCGCGTATCACAGCTGGTTCATGCAGAATGGCCGCGGAACCGGATTTGTTCCCGTTCAGGTTATAAAAGACTGGATCGATACGAAAGAAGGTTTGCCGTCTGAGTTCAGAGAGAAAAAGGAAACGATAGCGTACGCTATTGCAAACAAGATCGCAAAGGAAGGTATCAAAGTTCCGAACCAGCATAACCCAGGCAAAGTGATTTCGGAGGTTGTTGATGAGTTTCTGGCAAAGGACATATACGACATGATTAAAGAACTTGGAACGGTTTATTTGGGCCGAATAGAATCCGATGTTTTGAAAATATTTAAGGACTTAACACTAGCAGCATAATGATATCGAAATACAAAAAAAGGAAAAACACGATCTCACGCATACTTATCACTTTCTGGTTGGTATGGTTTGCTTTCAGTTTCATTATACAAATTACAAAATTCATCAAATGGCTATAATCTTCACAAAAGACATTGCTTCTGACCGATTGTTGATGGCTTACAATAATAACATTGTCCGATTCGGATCAGATAGTGAATTGATTCCGGCAACTGGTCAGATCATCGGTTTAGGGATCGATGCGCTGCTTTATCCGCACCCGAATAAAACCTTTTATTTCAACTTTCAGGAATATGTAACGTCATTGATCAATACAAAAAACTTTGTTGATGATCTCGATTATGATCTCATTGATGGTGATGTTAATTCATTCATTTATGATGTTGCAGACGGATGTTATCTGGAAGGTGACGTGACATTCAAAATAAACTTTACGGACGGCACCAGCGAAAGCATCACCAGATCAGTTCACTTTATTGCGGGAGTTGAGCAATTGGAAACGTACAAAAAAAATAGAATTGATCTGATCGAAAATAACATCGTAGTGTTATCTCCGGTTCAAACCAGAACAAACAATTCCACCTACTTAAAGTTCTGGGAGGGTTATCCGTTTGAATTTTCTTTTTACAACGGTCAATATCCAGATGCGGAACTGAAGCTTTTAAACAGGTCGAACGGTTTAGATCTGGACATAACATCAAAATCAAAAGTAAATTCCTTGTTTCTGACAGATGGCCGAATTGATGTTTCGATTGAAGATTTTCTGCCGTTGCTTATAGGGCATAATGATCTGGCGATTTCGGTAGATGATGTTGATCAGAACCTAAATCTGATCATCAATAAGATTGATTCAGAATGCGGTGTGTACGTCAAATTCTTGAACAAATACAGCAAATGGAATTATTGGTTATTCTCACCAGCAGAAGACCGTCAACGCACTTCTAAATATCTTACTGAGATATCGAACGACTTTAAAAACTTGGAAGATACTCAAGCATCAACAATCCAGTCGGGTAAAGTCGGAGATGAAAGCCTCAAGGTTATAGCAAAACGGTTAACACAAAACGACAAGTTGATTTTGGAAGGGATCATTGACAGTCCAAAAATATTATTATTCACCGGTGAAAGATTCTCGAAAGCCGATGCAAGCGATTGGATGGAGGTTCGATTAAAAACAACATCATTTGATACCAAGTTACCCAACACGAAAATATACTCACCGCTTTTTGAATTTGATTTCCCTGAAAGATACGCCATCACATTATGAGTTACATTCTTTACATAAACGGTAATTTGATGGACATGTCCCCGGATAGTCCAATTGCTTTAACGAGGCAGGTGAATGACCTTGCACGTCTCGATAATAGGCAATCAAATGTCACTAATACTTTCAGACTTCCAAAGACGGCCAACAATATCAGAAATTTAGGTAAGGTCACTTTGGTAGGCAATCAATCAAATTTGCCTTACGAAAAACTAACCGCTGATTTATTTGATTCTGATAGCGGAGCATGTTTAATTTATCAGGGTTGGGCCACTTTGAAAGAAGGATCCGATGATTATTTCTCGTTGTACGTTTACGACGGGGTTATCGATTTTTACCGAACCATTGAGAACCTAAATCTAACGCAAGTTGGAATTTCAGAATTGAATCATGTTAAAAATCTGGCTAACGTGGTTGCGAGTTTTTCAGACAATTTGAATTACAAATACATCATTGCTGATTACAACGGTAAAAACTATTATGACAGCGCATCGATAAATATCGACTATCAAATACCAAGCGCAAAAGTGAGTTTCTTTTGGAGCCGAATTTTTGATTTTGCAGGTTTCACATTTTCAGGTTCCATTTTCAATGATCCTAAATTTGTAAACCTTTGGATGACATTTCCTAAACCAGTTCCTACATCTGATCCGATTGTAACAGAAATCACAGATCAGATTTCCGGAGTTTCAACCAGGTATGATCAGTTTTTCGAAAATACGGTTTACACGCCGATATTATGCCCGATACCTTTTACAACTCCAGAAATAACGAATTCGACAATTGTAAATATTACAGGATCATATCGCCTTGTTTGCGATGGAGTTTTGACCGTGGCGGGTGTAGAGTATAGTGCAATTCATTGGCGCGTGACCAACGGCTCGGGAACCATCATTAAATCGAAAGGCGAAATCGATGCTAAGATTCACGAAAGCGTGATCATGTCAGCTGAAGCAACGGACCGGATTGTATTTTATGTTGTATCTCCAGATTCTGAGTTCCCGTATTTTTCAGTTGGGAATAATATTGGCGGCTCGATTCACACGACTTTGGATTTGGTTATCGGTTACGATGCAAACTTTGAAGATGCTTTAATCGATTTTTCTGCAAAGGAATTTGTAAACGAGATCGTGCAGCGATTCGCGCTGACTATGTTTAAAGACAAGTATTCAAATAACGTCGAGTTCCGCACAATGGAAGAGATCCTTCAAGACGAAAATATTATTGACTGGTCAGAGAAGTTTGTAAAGCGTGGACCGGAAAAATATATACTTGGGCAATATGCAAAACGGAATTTGCTGAAGTACAAATACAATGATGAAAACGACAATAGAAATGACGGGTACATCACAGTAAACAATGCAAACCTATCTGACGAAACAACAATAATATCTTCTAAAATTTACAGTCCTGAAAAGAGTTTACCATTTTTAGGAGCGGATAGAAATGTTTACAAATTTTGGAACAAAGAAATCGGAGATGACAATCTTGTAAAGTACAAAGAACTTTCCGGAAGGTTTTATTTTTTGAGATCAGAGGAATTGCAGGTCGGCTCAATTTCAATTGGTTCGGAAGCACTGAATACCGTTCAAAATATTTCATCATTGCCGGTATCGAATTTCTCAAGATTAAGTTTCAAAGAAATTGTATTGGATAATTACAGCTCGATTGAAAGCATACTTGACAAATCAAAAATGTCTGATAACGCATTGTTCTTTTTGAAGCCACGCGACATTGAATCTTTTACTTTCAAAAACCTGATTTATGTTGAGCAGCTTTCCAGCTACTATCTGGTTAACAAAATCAAAAGTTTCGTAAAGGGTAATATTACAAAGTGCGAGTTGATCGAAGTTGATTACAAAAAAACAATTGCACCGCCGCAAACCAATCCGGGAACTTACATCACAATTACAAATATTGTCACATCCGGATGCGATGTTACTATCACATTTGAAACTGATGCAGAATTGCCGCGCGGAATTGTTGTGAATGGAATACCAAATGCGTTTGGACAAATACCGCCGCCACAGTTAGGACCTGAAAGATACTTTAACGATACGGTTTTTCCTGATTCAAATACTATCACAGTAACTGTTGAATCAGGTGGATTCTGGCAATTCAATCTGGAGCTTCATAATGTTGATGCTGATTATGTCTATTCAAACACATGGCCATTTGCAAACGACGGCACGTGCATATTTGTTCCACCGCAACCGGAACTCACTTACATCAGAATAACGACGATACAGAAGCTTTCAGTTCAAGGCAACATGCGCACAATCAAAATATACTTTGAAACTGATCTTCAGTTACCGAGTTTCTTAAACCTGTTTGGAAGTGAATCGCAGTTTGCAGGATTTTTCAACGACAACGTATTTGTCGGAAGTGATTACTTCATTGTAAAAACATGCACGGATAACGCATTTGGCAATCAAATAAATTGGAGCATTACCCTATCGAAAGGGAATGTTAGTTCTAACACCGCAATCTCATCTTAAAATGGCAGACAAACAAAAAATATTAGAACTTGACATTGATGTTGAAAGTATCATCAGTAAGTCGGTGTACTTAAAATCCACGCTTGACCAACTTCGAGAAACACAGGATAAGTTGAAAAAATCAGGTGATACTTCCAGCGAAACATACGTTAAAAATGCTGCGACAATTGCGAAGGTTTCGGCTGAATACAATAAAAACCAGCAGCAATTAACCAACTTAACAAATGTGAGTGGTAAATATCTAACCGTTCAGGAAAAGATGACCATGGCAATTGATAAAGAGATTACGTCAATTGATGCAGCGCGCGCAAATAATACTGAATTGCTGAAAATCAGAAACGCTTTGAACCTGGCAACAGAGGACGGCGCTAAGGCGGCGGCGGCAATCAATCAAAAGCTTGATGAAAATAACAAGTTTATCAAAGAAAATGTTTCCCAATACGAGCAGCAGAAAATCGGAATAGGTGATTACGCATCTGGAATTCGCGAAGCCATTGGAGATACCGGATTATTCAGCGGTCAACTTGCTGACATGGGTAAAGCGCTTACGGCATTATCCGGTCCGTTCAAATTACTGAAGGATGATTTTACAGAAACGGGAGCGAGAATTAAAAATGCCGGAAAAGATACCGAAGGTATGGCAGCTTCTCAAAAAGCACTTACCATTGCCACCAACGTTGGAAGTGGTGCCATGAGAATATTCGCATTAGCATTAGCGGCAACCGGTATCGGATTGATTATTGCCGCTGTCGCATTGTTGATCGGTTACTTAAAAACGTTCACGCCGATTGTCGATATTGTTGAGCAAGCAATGGCAGGATTGGGCGCGGTCGTGAAGGTGGTTCAACAGGGAATTATGTCTTTCGTTTCCGGATTGAATGATCTCGGCGGGACGTTAAAAAAAATCGCTTCGTTTATGGCAGATCCTATCAGCGGATTTAGGGAGATGGGCAAAGCAATGGGCGAAGCGTATAATGCAGCCGCAAAACTTCAAAAAGCACAACAGGATTTGGAAGATGCTATGGAATCGCAGGAAATCCAATCTGCTAAAAACAGAGCGGAAATTAACCGTTTGAATATTCAGGCAAAGGATCGCACCAAATCGGAAGAAGAGCGGATCGCGTTACTTAAAACCGCGGCAAATATAGAAGAAGCAGACTTCCAGCAACGTAAGAAAAACAGCGATGAGCAAATGCGGATCGCACTCCAGCAGATTAAGAATGAAGCGAAACTCACCGAGGCTGAATTTGCGGAACTTCAAAAACGCGGCTTTGCATACAAAGAATATGTCGAAGGTAAAACCAACAATACCGATGAACTTTTCGATAAATTAAAAGAAGCAACGCTTGCGCAAACGGATATCGAAAATGAATTTTACACCAATCAGGAAAAAAACATCAACAAGCAAAACAAACTGATTGAGGATGCTGAAGCGGCAAAGGAAAAAGCTCGGGCCGCTGCTGAAGCCGCTGCTAAGAAAGCTGAAGAGGCTAGACAAAAGATTCTTGATGATTCTGCCAAAGCATCTAAAAGTCAACTTGATTTGTTCATCTCAGAGCAGGGAATCCGCGCAAAATCTTTACAGGATGAAGTATATTTTGCAAAGCAAATTAGAGATCAGAAATTAAAGATTGCTCAGGATGAATTCAACGCAACTAAAAAAACTGAAGCCGACAAATTAAAACTTCTGATTGACCAGAATAACGCAAAGGATGAGTTTAACAAAGCTCAAAGAGATGCTACAATTACGAACGCACAACGTGAAGTGGATGCATATATCAAAGCCAATAAAACCAAATTGGATGATGATAAGTTTACCACTGAACTAGCCTTGCAACAGGAGCAAAACAGACTTGATTTAATTGCTGAAAAGAATGCTCAGTTCCAAGCGTTACGTCGTGATCAGGGTGTGATCGATGAAATCGCTTATCAGGATGCCATCACGGCAATTCAGGAAGAAACCAGACTTAAAAAAGAAGAAGCTGCCAAAGAGCAAAAGATTGCAGATGATGAGCGTAAAGCCATCGACCTTGAGAATCAGGCGGCTATCGAAGATGCTTTGTTTCAGAATACTTTAGACATCCAGCTCCAAAGGCTTGAATTAAAAAAGCAAAACGAAATCAAGGCAAGCGATCAAACTGGCGCTTCCGTAAAGTTGATTAACGAAAAATATGCAGCTGCCGAAAAGACGTTGCGGAAAACAACTGAGGATGCTAAAATTGCAATGGTTGGCGATGCGATCGGAATGGCAAAAGGTTTATTCAAAGAAAATACGACGGCATATAAAGCCGCTGCCATTGCTGAGGCGAGTATTGCAACTTATCGAAATGCTACTTCTGCATACGCGGCCGCATTTAATCCGGTGCCGACCGTTGCATCTCCAGCATTGGGAGCCGTGTTTGCAGGTGTTGCAATCGCGACCGGACTAGCAAATATCGCGAAAATCGCTGGTGTAAAATTCCGTCGAGGTGGTCGATTAAAAGGACCAACACACGAAGAAGGTGGAATCAAAACTCCATTTGGTGAACTGGAAGGTGACGAAACTGTAATTAATGGAACCAGTTCCAAGATGTTCGCGCCTCTTTTATCGGCGATCAATGTAGCTGGAGGTGGAGTATCGTTTGCTAAAGGCGAAATTCAGTATCCGTCGAATGTAGCTAATCCTTTCAATGTGACAAACCAAGGTCCGTCTATCGATTATGATTTGTTGGCAGGTAAAATCGCACAAGCAAATTTAAGTTTGCCAGCTCCAGTCGTTTACACGGCCATTGAAGATATTAATTACGGTCAAAAAAATTACGCACAAGTTATGGAAGGAGCGAATTCATGAGTAAAGTAGATGATATCATTGACGGTTGGAAAAACTATTTGAAAGGATCTGACCAGGCAACGTTGAAAGTCGCAAAGGTACGCGCGGCAATTTGTTCTGATTGTCCATTGTCGAGATACGGATTACACGCGGGTGTATTACCTGATTTCTCGATCAGCGAAATAAAAGGTATGTATTGCGGCGATTGCGGTTGTCCGCTTTCCACGGCCGTAAGAAGTAAGAATTATAAATGTCCACAAAATAAATGGTAATATGCTTTACACAAAATTAAAACACAAAACAAAAATCTTAAAAGAATTGCAAACGCTTGGAGTTGTGGACCCGATCTGGTTACGTAACATGGAAATATTTGAAGAGTTCCACGCATGGCCGGAACTTTGCGTGATGTGCAGGTATGATCTTATTGCGCAAAAATTTGGATTGAAAGATTCGAGTAGTGTGCAAAAAATAATAGCTACTTTAAGTAAGTAGCTATCTATATCAATTTATTTATTTTCTTTTCAGCCTCGATATCCTCGGGGCTTTTTAGTTTTGGAACCGGAACTCCATGTCCATTTTCGGAAAGCCAGTCTTCATATTCATCGTACAGCTTATCATTATACATTTTCAATTTATGTTGCTCAATGTATGGATTACCATTTTGCTTTGCCTTTGTCTTTGGCCAGACTAATACATAACAAAGCCACGCCCAAAGAGCGCAAGCGATTAAACCTACAAATACAACAAGTGCGTATAGTGCTAGCATTCAGCAAATATAAACATTTTAGGAAAACTCATTCCTAACCGCACGGTTTATTTCACATTTATTTTTGACCAAAATAAATCCCTGATGACTTCAAAGTTTTTTAAAACAACTCCAGAATTTAAACAGCCTTCATTAAATGTTGATCGTGAAAACGGCATCATCAAAAATGTTGTTATCGTTCAGCAAGGAGCAAATAAAAACGGAAGTTATTTCAACTCTCAATTTTTAACTGATTTGGTAGCTGGCGGGAATGCTCAAACGCAAGGTGTAAAATCCCGTTTCGGACATCCAAATATGTGCAGCACTTCACTTGGAAGTTTCATTGGCAGGTATAAAAACTTTTCCGAAAAGGAAGGTAAAGTATATGCTGATCTTCATCTGGACCAACTCACCAAAAAAACACAAGTCGAGGGCAAGGGAATTTCAATGTGGGAATACATCATTGAAATGGCCGACAACAATCCGGACATGTTCGGTAACAGCATTCACATCAAAAGTGAAGAGTTCGAAGAAGATGTCGAAGGATCTAAAGTGATCTCTCACAAATTTGAGAGCCTTGTAGCTTCTGATCTGGTTGATTCACCAGCGGCAACCGACAGTCTTTTCGATGATAGCGATGACCTCGGTGTTGTTGTTACTCACTTTTTGGACAACAACCCGGACGTATTTGGAACGGTCCAAAAGAACCCTGCGATAATCGAAGACTTTTTCAGTCGATACGCAACCTACTTAAATAGTAAATCCTTAAGCAAATTTGATATGAAGTTTTTAGACAAGCTGAAAAAACAGTTCAGCACAGAAAACGTCTTTGATCTGGAAGTAACGACAGCAGCAGGTGACATTGTCACTGTTGTAACTGAGTCTGAAAAACCAAAGGTCGGAGATAAAGTTACGGACAAAGACGGCAAGCCTTACCCGAATGATGAAGGTAAAGATACCGGAACACTTGTTTTGGCAGATGGAAGTTCCATTACCACAAAAGACGGTGAGATCACTGAGGTAGGCGCGGTTCCAGAACCAGCCAAAGAAGGTGAAGAACCAACATTGACAGAAGTTATGCAAGGTGTTACCCTTTTGGGTACACAATTCAAAGCATTTCAAACCCAGTTCGCAACCGCGATCAAGGAAAACCAAGATGGGATTGAAATGGTTGCAAAAACTTTTGACAAAAGAATCAACGATATGGGTAAAACTATCACGTCAAAATACCAAGCGCCGCCAGCACCGGATGCATCAGGTAAAAAGAAAGATGCTGACAGCGCTTACGATGCCGATGCCGTTGCAGAAGCTCGCGAAAAAATCAAACAAAACGCAAAAAAATAAGCTATGGCATTAATTGCAAACTTTAAGAACCTAGCGACATCTGATCGGTTCATCACAGATTTAAAAGAGATCGTGAAAAATGATGTCTTCCAGCAAGATACTTCTGAGCTGTTTACAATTGTTCCTGGCATCAAAGGCGGGCAGCAAGTTGCAGCAATGAAAGGATTTGAATACGTAACCGTTGCATCCGCTGGATGTGGTGGAGCTGGTATTTCTCCACAATTTCCGGCATTTTCTCAAAAATGGAATCCGAGAATGGCTGAGGTAAAAATCCAATATTGCTACACTGATTTTGAAAACTCATTTGTACAATGGGGATTGAACAACGGTTACAAAAGAAAGGACCTTACCGGAACTGAGCTTGCGTTGTTCATTGAAGATCTTGTTACAAAAGCAATGAAAGCGGATTTACTACGTGTTGCTTTGATGGGTGACAAAGACATCGCAGCTCAAGACATCCTTGCAGATGAGGCAGGTAAAACAAAGTTCTATGACATCATCGATAAAGGTCTTTTGCCAACGCTGCAATATTTAAAAACTCTTCCTGAGTTCGAAAACAACTTTGTGGCATTAAGCAAAAATACTGGTGCAATGACGGATCAGTTGAATCTTACCGATACATACGCACTTGATTTGTATGAATCGCTTTTGGATGATGTATATGATTTCGACGGTGACACGCTTATGACATCAAACAGGTTGTATAAAAATTATACTAAATGGCTTACCCGCGCAAACGGATATGGTGTTCAGGGTAATATCGACATGACTCAAAAAGGTGTAACGGATCCTATCGTAGGTGGCGAGAAACTTACACCTGTTGTTCAGTATGATCGTTGGAGAAAAAACGACTTCGTTACTGGAAATCCTGCTCACATCCATTTACCTCACTTCGCATTGTTCACTCGAAAAGAGTACTTGCAACTTGGAGTTGATGATGCTGCATCGTTGGAAGATATCACAATGGAGTACATCGGAGGTTCCGAAGAAACATTCTGGATCAAAGCCAATTATCTAGTCGACTTCAAAATGGTAAATCCTTACCAGTTCAGAGCGGCAATCTAACTAAAACAATAATCAAAGGGAAATGTAACAGTTTCCCTTTTAAAACTTTATATCATGGCAGAAGATTGCGAAAGCAAAATGGCAGGTGGTTTTGTTCGTAAATGCGGATACAAACCAAAACAGGGTATCAAAAAGAAATGGTATGTGAACCATGATGATATCGATCAGGTTGCAACTCAAAAGGTAAACCGCGGAACCAAAGTAACGATTCTGGTTTTGAAAGCTGGAGCTAAATTATATCCAGCGGCCGGAAATGACAAGTCACATAAACTGAACCATGCATTAGCGGTAGGTGATTATGGAAACGGTTACATCCATACTGATGGATTTACGATGCTTTACCGTGGTGAATCCGAAAGAGAGCGAGTTCAAGAGCTTGTTGAAGGTGCGCGTGTAGCGACAATTTCGCAGAAAGTTGACACCGGCGTAAACGGCGAGCTTACTTTTGAAATTGCCGGATTGGAATCTGGGATGCTAATCACAGAAGACACCTGGAATAGCAATGAGAATAGCGGAACTACAACTGTTACCGTTGCAACCAAAGAAGGTGAAGAAGAATCTACAGCCGTGAAATTGTTTTAATGGTTGGCGGCGCAACTGCGACTGAAACATGGATTAATACAAACTCTTATGTTGAGCCAGTCGAAGAGGAAGAAGAATAATGACGATGAAATTTTAAAATTTATTCGGGATGCTGATATTTTAACCTTGATGAAAGGAAAAGACGAATCTAGCATCCCTTATTTAAGTCACGTATTTCGCCTTCACCTGAAATTATTCGGGCAAACATGTGAAGGTTGTCCAAACAAAATCCCCGGATACATCCATAGAATTAAAAATTATAAAAATTTAAAAATCATGTCAACAAAACCAGAACAAAATAAAGGCAAGTTCCAATTAGAGGGTGGCGTAATTATCCCAATTCGCGGAACTTCTGAAGTTATTTCAGAATACAATGTTACTGATGAAAAAGCACTTGAGCTTTTAATCGAAAACCCAAATCGAAAATCACTTTTTAAAGTGCTTCCTGAAAATGTTGATGAGCTGATTGAAAAAGGTTTGCCGGAAGTTTCAGATTTGGATGGTAAAAGTGACGTGGTGAAAATTGGAGATTACGATTTCTCAGTTGAAAAAGCAATTGAGCTTTTCGCAAAAGCGGAAATCAGCACAAAAGCCACAACCGTAGACGGCCTTAACAAAAAAGTCAAAGGATTGAAACCGGAAGAGCTAAACTCGTTGACAGATATCTGGAAAAAAGAGCTGGAATCAATCAACGTGAATGAAGATTCTGAAGGTAATGATTCTAACGAGCAAAACAATTCTGATTCCGAAACAAAAGAATAGTAAACAATGAAATCCAAACTTGTAGAGCCATACAAAGCCGAACATAAGGAAATCTATAATAAGCGGTTTGGGGTTATTTTCAACGGTGAAGATAACCTCAAACCGCTTATAATAGAAAACCTGATCGATGCCAGTCCAACGGCCTCGCAATGTGCTTGGATTTATGAAAGCTTTTTAGGCGGCGGCGGCTTTGAAATTGATTTGTCTAAAATTAATCTTTCAGGTAACTTTTGGGAAACTGTTACTCCGAACGATCTATTGTTTGATGTTTCTGAAAGTGCTTCAAGGCACCAGGCAGCTTATGTGGTTGTTGGCTATAATGCCAATTTTCAAAAAGACAGTTATCAGATTTTGCCTTATTCACTTTGTCGCGTTGGAAAAAAAGACAGCGCTGGTTACAGTGGGAAAATTTTAGTTTCTCCAAATGGTTGGGGTAAGTATTTGAAAAAAGAAGATGTCGATGTTTTTGATTCCTACAATCCGAGGCCAGAAGTAATACAAGCTCAAGTTGAAGCGGCCGGAGGCTGGGATAATTACAAAGGTCAGATTGCTTTTTTAAGACTTTCAAAAAAACATACCTACCCAAAAACATTGATCGAACGCGCTTACACATTCGCAGATGTGGAAAACAATTTAGGTTTGTATTACAATGCAACGGTCAAAAGATCATTCGAAGATATCACATACATCCGTCATAGAGCATTCCCAAACAAGACTGCTGAAAATGAATTTTACAGCAATGTAGAAAAGTTGAGCGGTTTGGAAAATGCCAGCTCCAAATTAATCATTGAGGATGATTGGGATGATCAAAATCAAAAGCCAGTAGGGAACTTCAAATTTGACACCATCAAAAATGATGTGAAGCCTGAAAAGTATGCTCACTTCGAATCCAGTTCATCAAACTATATCAGAAAAGCATTCAAAGATATTCCACCGCAAATGGTTGATTTCATTTCTGGAAAGTTGGGTAACACTTCTGGTGACGATCTATTGAAAGCGCAAGCTGTTTACAACTCCAGAATCGGACGTGACCAGGAAAAGCTGGAAATGTTTTTTGCTGAGATCTTCGACAATTACAAAGAAGATATAAATCCATCAGGTAGCTGGAAGATCAAACAATATTCTTTGCTTGATGATGGCACGGCTGAAGACGGAACTCAGCGAGATTCTGAAACTGATTTAGCAGCTAAAGAAATTAGAACAGCGCAAGCCACGTTACGCGGAAGCGTTGGAGGTGTAACTGCGATTTTAGCGATTCAAACATCAGTTGCTGCAAAAACCACAACGTACGATAGTGGAGTGGCAATGTTGGAAAACATATTCGGGTATTCGAATGAAATTGCAAAATCTATTTTGGGCCAACCGGAGATAACAAATAATCCACCAGCAATATGATACTTTTAATAACAAAATCGGTTGTTGCCACAAAACTGCAGACTGCCATCGGATATAGCGATGCGGATTTCAATAGCTATATTAATGAAGCTCAGGAATTCGATTTAAAGCCACTTGTTGAAGAGAACTTTTACTTTGACCTGTTGGCTAAAAAGGATCTGGAGCCTTGGAAAAAACTCATAGATGGCGGTTCGTATCAATATGATGAGCGGACATACAACTTTCAGGGCCTTGCAACGGTTATTTCTTATTTTGCTTATGCAAGATTTGTTATGAATTCAAATGCTGTCAGTTCATCTCATGGATTTGTCATAAAAACAACCCCTAATTCAATACCACTTCCGTTGGAGGAGCGCCGGAATTTCTCTTATAAAAGAAAAGAAGAAGCTAATGCAATGTTTGAGGATGTCAAAAAATTCATTGACAGAAATATTTCAGATTATCCAAGCTGGCACAACAATAACAGTTGTGAAAAGAAGCTTTACGGACCGTCAAAAACACGTGTGATACAGTAATGATTTACATTGTAAACGTCAATAGCCAAAAATTTACACTTAACGGCATTCCTTATTTTAAAAACTTCATGCCGCATGTCATAAACTCCAATTTGAGAGTGATAAATGCGTATGACAGTAAGTTGCAGCTGGCACCCTTTACGGACTATTCCGGATATACGGTCAATGGAATCGTTTATGAAAGCGTTCAGGACTTACAAAATGCATTATTGCCAATTTTGTACACCCGCGCGTCGTTAGGTGGCGGTACCGGAATTGGAACACAGGATAATATCCATCGATCATTATCATTTCGTTATTCTGGCGTTGCAACCAGAGAGAACTTCGCATTAACAATAAATCAATTGCCGCCGTTTTCTGTTGAAGAAACGGAAATATTGGTATTGAATGCCGTTCCGGAAATGATCGATTTGGGATTACCAAGTTATTATAAAATCTTTTTGCAGAACGTCGGAAAAGGATCCTACGGAATTGGCGGTACAACATTGCAAGCCTCAAACATCCTGATCATGGATGTGGCTCAAGTGTATCTGCAAATCATTATTGATGATCCTACAACTCAAATTATTGATTTACTCGAAATCGGAGATACTGAAGTTTCAGAATATGTAAATACCAACACACCTGTTGAAGTTCAAAACAGACTTTTAGGTTTGACAGTTTTTAGAGCAACCATATCTGGCGAAAGTGTATCCTGGCTTTTTTTAGGTGAAGGAAATATTTACGGTGAAGGTTCAGCACAAACCGTTTCAGGAAACTTTGAGCCGCTTGCAAGTTTGCCGACAAGTGGTAGCGGCGGTGTCGAAAATATAGATCAAACTTTAGCTAATGGATCAATCGCAAGGGACAAAAACATTACGTTCGTATCAGACCCTTTCGGAATTGGTTACGATCAATTCGTAAGCTATTTAGATAGTTCCGGCTTTGGCTTTGCTAATTACGGCGACATCGATTTAACGGCGGCCTCTAATGTTAATTATTCAGGTAATGGAGTTGACTTCAGAAGAACGATTTTAGACGATCAAGGCGTAACTCATATTTATTCTAAGATTATTGGATCGGGAAATTTGTTGAACGAGGGGTTTGCTTTTTTTCAATTACCGGATAAATCTACTGTAAGTCCTGAAGATACAGGAATTTACACATTAGCCACAACGGATGATATTGTTCCGTTCTCCGAATTTAATGAAAACATCAACGCGAACGGTCACACAATTGATAATCTCGCAAATGCATCATCAGCGCAACAGCCAGCAACATTAAACCAACTCGATGCAAAATCAGTTTCAGATCGTGCCTATGCTGACAATCTCGTTACAGGAAACCTCATTTTGCGTGGAAATTATGATTTGGTTGGGCTAGGTGTTTATCCGTCAACGGGTGGCACTGGTGCCAGCGGCGTTATTCGGATGGGTAATGCTTGGAAAGTTTCGGTGGCTGGTTCATTCGGCGGCAAACTTTACGATGTTGGAGATATTTTCTATGCATTGGTCAACGCGCCAGCGCAGGATCCTGCGAAATGGGATGCGTTGGATCACAACACACAACAAGCAACGGAACTCGTTCGCGGTAATTCCAGGATCGCGGCAACTTCTGAAGCCGAAGATGAGAATACTAGTGAAGATACAAAATTCCTTACGCCTAAAAAAGGCTGGTCGATGTTGGCTCGTTTCAGAACTATTTTGAACGGTGTTTTTGCTACTATAAATAACGCGTCATTTACTGGAACTTTTACTCTACCAAACGGAGCTCTTTCTATAACGGGTGGTTCTGGAAATAATTACATACGCGGAAATGGAGTTGCTGCAAATTTTGATTCTCAAGTTCGAAGCGTGCCATTAACTGGTGTAACAATAAGTGATACACCCATAACAGCAGCCTCAGACGTTAGGCAATCATTAGGACAAGCGCAAGGCCAAATTAACACACTCTTAACTGGCTCGCCTTTTTTTGCCATAAATACCACAACAGTCGGCTTAACAAAATCCCAACTGAATACTGCTTACCCAACTGTAAATCCTGGCTACAGGGTAATTTGCGGCAGCATCACCATGGGTGGAGCGATCTATACAAAAGTTTCAGGTACTGGCGCGGCTGGAGTTTGGGTTATGGGTTCAACGCCTGTAGTAATGTAATGTATATCATGAGAAATATAAAAGATCTGGGAATGTTTATTCTCGACAACATGTATCAAATCAAAACAGCAAGTTGGTATTCATCAATTGGAGGTTGTTTGATATTCATCAAATCACCAAATAAAGTAGATGTGTGGATTCAAACGAATATCGATTACATCACTATCGCTATAATGTTTGTTGCAGTCGCTCATGTTCTCGGGAGCGTGGTCCACTGGCTCTATAAAGGTGACTTTGACTGGAAAAAAAACATCATCGGCTTTACCATAATGCTAACGATGGTTGTGGTAGTGGGTTTTGTAATGGAAAGCCTTGCACATCTCACCAAAGAAGAAAACTTAATCTACATGTATATTAAAATGACCGGTCGATTGATCGTGTGCATTTATCCGGCCCGAAGCATTTTAAGAAATGTGAAGATAATTACCAATGGCGCATTTCCCCCAGATGCGCTGATTGGGAAATTTGACAAATTCAATCAAAATTTAGACGTAAACGAATTTAAAAACAAAGATCAATGATCAAAGTAGTATTCCCTTCAGCAGGTCATAACATCAATGACCCCGGTGCAGTTTACAACGGCCGAAAAGAAAGTCAGGAAATGATGTGTTTGCGCACATTGGTAGTTGACAATATGAACAAATTAGGACATGAAAACGTCCCTGATATGGATTCTGAAACAGCATCTCAACATCAATCCAGAATTAAAACAGGTAACGGATCAGTCGTTTGCGAATTTCATTTAAATGCATCAGCGAATTTGACAGCATCCGGAACTGAGGCGATTGTATCAAATGATGCAAATGCTTTAAGTAAGGCGATGGCAAAAGAGTTGACAGACGTTACAGCTAAAATCATGGGTATAAAAAACCGCGGCGTAAAACCTGAAAGCGAAACGGCCCGCGGTCGCATCGGAATTGTTCATAAAGCCGGAACAACTGTTTTGCTGGAAGTTTGTTTTCTGTCAAACAGAACTGACATGGCAGCATTCGACAAATTTAAAGTGAGTTTAGCCAAGGCATACTCTGACATTTTAATTAAGTACGATAACAAAATCTAAACATGAAAAATTTAACCATTATTTTACTTCTTGCCGTGTTGTTTTTTGGATGTAGAACAAAAACAAAGCAGACATCTGAATCGGAAAAAATCAACATCGAAAAAGGTTTCGAAAAACAAAACGATAGCATTGAATTGTCGGAGAAAAAAATACAGGAGACTTCATCACAGACCATTGACCGTGTCAATGAAATGAATAAAACCGATGAAACGGAAACGAACTCCAAAACAACAGTCGATTATGATGGTGATCACCCAGATGCTAAACCTTTAGAGATTGTAACACCGTCAGGTACCACAAAGATATCTGGGACCGGAAAAGTTAAGGTTGAATCTCAAACCAATTCCAGACAAAGCATTTCCGAACGTAATGAAGAGATAGCAAAGTTGGCGCAATCTAAAATAAATGAAGCAAATTTCAAAACTGAAATTAAGAGTTTGACCAGGCAATTGGAAAATAGCCAATGGGAAACCATCAAACAAAAGGAAAAGACGGTGAAGGTTTCTAAAAACATATTCTGGTTATGGTTTGCATTGATTGTTTCGATTGTTTTAAATTTTCTATTAGCATATTTCTGGATTAGAAAATAGTAGCATGGCCATCGATAAACGAGTTTGGTTTTATCTTAAATACAAAACGCAATCACAGATACTGTATGTCATAAACGAGGATTGCGAAGTGTTCGAAAAACTTCCAGAAATCGGATTCACAGCAGATAAACCGAAAAAAATAAAACGCATCAGAAAATTACTTCCTGATGCGAATCATTGGAACATAGATTTGCTCCATAAATAAAGCTTCGTTCTGACACGATCCCAAAAATATGATGCTCCGGCTGAATCGATATATGTTTTGGGACGTGTTTTTTTTAAAATTGTGGAGACTTATCCATGATCTGTTGCCTGTAAACTTCTTTTACAACTTTTGCGTATTTTTCAGTCATCAACTTTGAAGTATGGCCGTATAATTCTCGCAAGCTGTCAAGTTCCAAACCAGCTAAGATTTTCCGGTCGGCTCCCAAATGTTTCATCGCATACATGTTCATGGGAATTTCTAAACCTTTCTTTACAATTCGCTCCCAGCGCTTGGTCGCAGTATCTCGTTTGATCCGTGTTGGTGCGGGTAAAAAATCCCGATGTTTTCCAACGTTACCTTTGCCCGGTTCTCTGAAACTTCCAAACAAATAAAAGGTTTTCGGCAAATGCTCAAAATCCATACCTTCAAAATCGGCGGCTAAGTGCTGATTGATCGGAACAATTCTCTTTTTCTTTGTTTTTGTGATCTCAGCTGGTAAGGTAATTTCTGATTTCGTCAAATTGATCATCGAAAGTTGGATATTTACAAGCTCTTCTGGCCGGATTCCAGTGTGAAAAATTGTGATTATGAAATTGTAAAAATACGGATGATTCAACTGCAGTTCTTTTTTGATTTTTTCGATATCATCGAACGAGGCCGGAACATTCGCATCGCTCTCAGCAACCTCTAAATTTTTGATAGTATGTGCGGGATTAACAGAAATGATATCCCACTGAATTAACTCGCTTAAAATAGCCTTCAAATGATTCAAATGTTTGTTGTAAGCGTTATTTGACCACTGACGTTGCTCTTTTGCTTTTTCCATAATCAGTTTAATGTGCACCCGCTTTGTATCGACAATAGTAAGGTGTTCAATTCCGATTGATTTGATGGCAGCTTTTATGAATTTGACAGTTCCGTTGTATCCGGAAATTGTTTTCGGGCCAATGTTCGGTCTTTTCTTTTCCATTGCAAAGTCAAGACATTCAAATAATGTCAGATCACTTTGAGTTGCGGTAATTTCTGGAACAAGCGGATTCCATCCAGTTTTAAGTTTTGAATATAAAGCCGCGGCCAAAGCATTAGCTTCGGATAATCGCTCCTTTAAATCTTTGTAGTAATTAATTCCTTTTTTATAACGCTGCAATTTGCCGTTATACCTGAACCAGACAAGCCAGTCTTTGGAAGGATCCTCTGGAATGAGAACCTTCGGTTTTGTGAAATTTGGTTTCAT